CGAATCTGAATTGTATAAATCAGGTGAGTTGGAAAAACTTATGAATAAAAACCCATTCAAAGAGAAAGTTTATTATCACAGACCAGTTTTAGATAAAAGATTGGCAGATTTAATATACTATAACTTTTCTTATTATTTTGATTTGGTGGGTTATGATAGAAACTCTTGGAAAAAATGAAAAACGAAGATAAAGGTCTTGTTCTATACCTGAGTGGTTTAGTAATCAGTTGGGTGATAATCATAATTTATTTAATAAAATACGGTTAATATGTCGTCGGATAACGAAAAAAAAGAAATGGTAAACGGACCAGCCCACTATGGTGGAGCTGATAACCCATATGAAGTAATAAAGGTATGTGAAGCTTGGGGATTGGATAGTGATGCCTACCTATTCAATGTGGTAAAATACGTTGCTAGAGCTGGAAAAAAATGTGTAACTAAGGAGTTGGAAGACCTAAAAAAGGCTGCATTCTATTTAAACAGGAAAATTCAAAATTTAGAAAAATGATTATTTGGTTAACAGGTCAACCTGGTTCAGGTAAAACAACAATTTGTAAAAGAATACTTTTGGATAAACCTGGTGTATTCCATATTGATGGTGATGACCTCAGGGACCTTTTCGAAAATAAAGATTATTCAGAAACAGGTAGAAGAAAAAACGTTGAACTTGCACAACAAATTGCTCATTATCTTCAAAAGAAAGGTAGAGATGTTGTAGTTTCTTTGGTTTCCCCTTATAAAGACCAAAGAGATAAGTTCAAAGAAAAAATGGGGCATAATATTGTCGAGGTGTTCGTGCACACAACGGAACAAAGAGGTAGAGAAAATTACTTTGTAAGTGATTATCAACAACCCGTTGAGAACTACTTTGATATGGATACAACATTTGATGATGTTGAAGAATCAGTAAAAAAACTTTTGGAATATGCAAAAAGTACACGTTGAGGGAGACCCAAAATTAAAAAATACAGGTGCTAAACAGTACTCGATGTTTATCGGTAGATGGCAACCATGGCATTCAGGTCATAAATGGCTTGTTGACCAAAGATTGAATGAAGGTAAGAATGTTCTTATTTGTATAAGAGACATCAAACCTGACGAAAAAAATCCTTTTTCGGCTACTGAAGTTGAAATGAATATCAAAAAGGAATTGTGGCAATTGGTTGGTGATGAGAGGGTTAAGGTCATGGTTATTCCTGATATCGAATCCGTTAATTTCGGTAGAGGAGTAGGATATGATATTATTGAACACATCCCACCTCAAGAAATTCATGATATCTCTGCAACAAAGATTCGTGAACAAATGAGACAGGAAGGAAAACTATAATGGAAAAAAATTATTAGATTTAAAGTATTAAAAGATTATAATGGAAAATTTTGTAAATAAAATAATCAACGGGGATTGTGTTGAGGTAATGAAGACCATGCCAGAAAGTACAGTAGACCTCATAGTAACATCTCCACCTTATGGTGTTGGAATTGAGTACGACACACATAACGACGACGTTGATTTCGAGGAATATAAAATTTTCTCCAAAGAATGGTTGACTGAAGCCTACAGAGTATTGAAAGATGATGGAAGAATTGCTCTCAATATTCCCTATGAAATCAACCGACAAGATAAGGGTGGAAGAATTTTCATGGTCGCTGAGTTATGGTCAATCATGCAAAAGATTGGTTATAAGTTCTATGGATTGGTCGACCTGAATGAAAATTCACCTCATAGAAGTAAGACCACAGCTTGGGGTTCTTGGATGTCTCCATCGGCACCTTATATCTATAACCCAAAAGAATGTGTGATTTTGGCTTACAAGAAAAATCACATCAAAAAGGTAAAAGGCGAACCTCAATGGAAGAGTGATATTGTTGACCTCCAACAGGAAGATGGAACAGTCAAAAAGAAAACTGTCTACCAAGACGAGGACAAGAAAGAGTTTATGGAATTGGTTTACGGTCAGTGGGACTATTTCGCGGACACAAAACAAATGACCAAAGCCACGTTCTCAATGGATATTCCAATGAAGGCGATTAAGATACTCACTTATAAGAATGATTTGGTTTTGGACCCATTCTGTGGGTCAGGTACAAGTGTGGCAGCCGCAGAGATATTACATCGAAGATGGGTGGGGATTGAACTTAGTCCAAACTATTGTGAAGTGGGACGAGAAAGGGTTCAACACTTTGTTGATAGGAACAAACAATTGAAATTAGAAATGAAAGGGTCTTAAGACCCTTTTTTTATTTGTTTGGATATTTATAAAGAAAATCTTTGATGGCTGAGTACATTATTTCACAATCTCAATTAGAACTCATAAAAGACAGAATCACAGAAAGTCCCTACGAAACAATTTCAAAAAAGTGGGAGAAACTTACTGAAGAGGAAAAGAAGGTAGTTGTTGATGTTCTAAATTATCTTTATCCTCAGAAAAAGTCTCTTAAGGAAGCCAAGTGGTACAACACAGCGATGGATTTTTTGGGTATAGTTGACCCTACTCCAATTACAGATAGTATCAATGCAATATCATATTTCACACAAGGTGATACACTATTCGGTATTCTTAGTTTGGTAAGTGCGATACCAGCATTTGGTGACGTTGTGGGTAAATCTATTATGGGAGCAGCGAAATTGGGAACCAATTCTACTAAAGCATTAGATAAAGCATTGAAAATCATGAAGACTGCGACACCAGGAAGTAAACAATACATCGCAGCAGGTAAATTAGTTGATGATTTTGCAAAAGCACCAAATGCCCTTGGTAAAATGATTCAAAAGTTTGGAGGTAAGACAGGAGATAATGTGATTGGAACTTTGGATGCACTTCCCCTTGGACCATTCAATGGTTTAAAGAACACCATGACTGATTATTTGAAGATACTTCAAAATGCGGGTAAGAAAAGTTTGACCAGTAAAAGTTTTGCTGCGAGTGTTGCAGGTGACTTTGCTAAAGGAACTGCAAAGTTAGGGGATGTTGAAACCCTTTTGGATATTGTAAAAAGCACTAAGATTTTTGACGCGGCAACGTTATCTAAGCCAGGTGCCCTCAGTCAGATTTTTTTCGGAGGAATACCGAGATTATTTAGAAGTCCTGAGGGTAGAAGAATTAAAATATTAATGGGTCAAACCAAGTGGTGGTTAGGTTTCTTAGATTATATTGGTATAGGAAACTTTGTTGGTCCTGATGAGTTATCTAATCAAATGGGTGAGGCTCAGATGATGAAAAAAATTGAACAATACAATCAAACACCACAAGCACTCGAAAATTTTGATGACCAATTCGGTAAAGCCGACAGAATGGGAGATATACAGAAAAAGTACGGAGATATTAATAAATTCAGTAGAGAAACTGAAACTCCGACTGCTGCTCCAACTCCACAAGTTAAACCTCAACCATCCATACCAACAACATCTGTGGCAACACCTGAACCTGAGAAAGATGTTTTCGCAGGATTTTTGAAAAGTATGTTATTGGGGAGATTAAATCCTATACCAGGAATATAATTATTAGAATATGAAAGAAGAATTAATTAAAAAATTAGTACAAATACAACTTCAATGGAAGTTTTTACATTGGCAGACATTTGGTGATGCTAAACATAAAACATACGGTGCAATTTATGATGGTTTAGGTGACCTGATAGATGAGTTCACAGAGACTATGATGGGTAAGTACGGAAGACCTGAGTTTGAACCTGAATTTGCATTAATGTTTCAAGACATCTCTGCACTCAGCATCCAAAATTTTATGGATGGAATCACAGAATTTCTAGTTGGTATGAGTGACCAACTTGATTCAAGATATGATACTGACCTTTTGAATTTAAGAGACGAGATGTTAGGTCTAATCAATAAATCAAAATACCTCTTAACACTTAAGTATTAATGAAAAAGATTATAAAATTGACTGAGTCCGATTTGAAAAGAATCGTAAAAAGAGTAATCAGTGAACAAAAAGATAAGAAAATAACAATCGTAACACCAGGTTCTAACGCTGAGGCAGAAATTAAAATGGATGCTGAAGGTAATAAAGTTTTAGTAGTTAAGACTGAAACAGGACGTGAACAATCAATGAAAGTTAAAACGGCTTTACCGAAAGGAAGTTTCATGTTTGAAATGGGTAAAGACGGTGAGAGAATGTTCGGTTATGAACCTAAAACTAAAAAGAAATTCGAAATTTTTTCGATTGAATTGAAGTAATGAAAAGAGTTATCACGGAAACGGGTTTGAGAGATATATCGGCTTTGAGGAAGAGATATCCCAAAGCCGAAATTTATTTTCATCAAGATTTGGACGGTGTGACCACTGCGATTGCCATGAAAAAATACCTTGAGGATAACGGTATTGATGTGGTTGGTGCACATGTTATTCAATATGGAGATAAAGAGTTTTCGGTGAAGAAGAACGATGCACAGGGCGACACAATGCCAGTTTTGGTTGACTTTGCACATGGTAAACCAATGTTTAAAATTCACACTGACCACCACGACAAACAAGTCGGAGCTGAGAAAG